GCACCTCTTTTGCAGGCCCGAGAGATTGGGAAGATTGAGGCCAAACTTGGCTCCAATCCTCTTGTGAAACCGACTACGTCTGCGCCTGCGCCTATTTCGCCTGTTACCGCACGCACCAGTGGAAGCCCGTCCTACGACACGACTGATCCTCGCTCGACGAAGACCATGACTGATTCGCAGTGGATTGAAGCTGAACGTGCTCGGCAGATGAAAAAGCTGCAAGCACAAATGAACCGCTAAAACTTTGAAAGGACCGCCGAAATGGCTAATAGCATTCTTACCATTGACATGATCACCCGGAAGGCTCTCGAAATCCTCGAGAACAACCTAGTGCTCACCCGTAACGTGAACCGTCAGTACGACGACAGCTTTGCTGTTGAAGGTGCCAAGATTGGTTCGACCCTGCGTATCCGTCTGCCTGACCGCGCTCTGGTCACCGACGGCGCCGCCCTGCAAGTGCAGGACGACAACGAGCAGTTCACCACTCTGACTGTGTCTTCGCAGAAGCACATCGGCGTGAACTTCACGTCTGCCGAACTGACCATGCAGTTGGACGACTTCGCAGAGCGTGTTTTGAAGCCTCGTATCAGCCAGTTGGCCTCCAGCATCGATGCTGACGTGGCAAACAGCTTCAAGTACATCGGCAACACCGTTGGCACCCCTGGCACCACGCCCGCCACCTCGCTGGTTCTGCTGCAAGCCCAGCAGAAGCTCAACGAGAACGCTGCTGTGATGTCGCCTCGCTACGCCACCGTCAACCCGGCTGCTAACGCTGGTTTGGTTGAAGGCATGAAAGGTCTGTTCAACCCCACCGACACCATCAGCAAGCAGTTCAAGAACGGCATGATGGGCACTGGCGTGCTGGGCTTTGACGAGATCAACATGTCTCAGTCGATCAAGCAGTTCACCACCGGCTCGCGTGACGCTACTGGCGGCTCGACCTCTGCCGCTGTGACCGCTGAAGGCGCTACCTCCATCGTCATCACCGGCGCTGGTGCGAACGACACCATCAAGCTCGGCGACGTGTTCACCGTGGCTGACTGCTACGCTGTGAACCCGCAGACCCGTGAGTCCACTGGTTCGCTGTTCCAGTTCGTTGCTGCTGCTGACGTGACCCTGAACGGCTCTGGCGCCGGCACCGTTACCGTGTCCCCAATGTACTCGGCCAACCACGCGCTGGCTACCGTTGACGTTCTGCCGCAAACCGGCAAGGCCGTCGTGTTCGTGGGTGCTGCTTCCAGCCAGTACGCTCAGAACTTGGTGTACCACAAGGATGCGATCACCTTCGCCACCGCCGACCTGCTCCTGCCGCAAGGTGTGGACATGGCCGCTCGCGCCGTTCACAATGGCATCAGCCTGCGCGTTGTCCGTCAGTACGACATCAACAACGACCGTATGCCCTGCCGTATTGACGTGCTGTACGGCTACAGCGTGATTCGTCCTCAGATGGGCGTTCGCCTCTGGGGCTGATTGAATGGGGGCTTCGGCCCCCTTCTACACATTTATTTTGAAAGGATTTCATCATGGCTCTCCCTAATGGCGCAGGTGGTTATCAAGTCGGCGACGGTAACTTGACCGAGGCACAACTCACCGTACAAACTATTCCCGCAACCTTGACCGGCGACACTACGTTGACCGCTGCTCAAGTGGCTGTTGGTCTGGTTGTGTGCAACAAAGGCAGCGATGCCACGCTGACCGTGACGCTGCCCGCCGCAGCGTTGCTCGACGCGGCTGTCCCCAGCGCAAAGGTTAACTCCGCTTTTGAGCTGACCATTTGCAACAACAACAACACCGGATCATCGTCTACCGTTCCCGTTACCACGGGCACTGGTATCACGATCTTCGGGTCTGTTACCGTTCCACGCTTCGGTGCCCACACGTACCGTTTCGTGCGTACTGGCGAAGCAGCTTACTCGGCGTTCTTGAAGTAAATAATGGGGGCTCCGGCCCCCGTTTTTAAAGGAAACACTATGTCCTCCAATACCAAACCAATTGGTGTGGCTTTTGAAGACCAGAACATCATTGGGTCTGACTCAGTGCTGTCTGGTGGTGAGCTGGGCTACACCGCAGAAGCGAGTGGTACGGTCACGCAATTGACTGACAAATCGACGGGCGTGACCTTGAACAAGTCCGCTGGTCAGATTACGATGAACAACGCCGCTCTGGCTAACGCCACGAACGTCTCGTTCACGCTGACCAACAGCACTATTTCGGCCAAAGACGTTGTGGTGTTGAGCGTGTCTTCCGGTGCCACTGCTGGCGCCTACAACTGCTGGATTTCTGGCAAGGCTACTGGAAGCTGCACGATCACCCTACGCAACCTTTCGGGCGGTTCGCTGTCCGAGGCCGTGGTGATCAACTTTGCGATAATTCACGTACGGTAAAACCGAACGGGGCCGACAATCTCGGCTCCGTTTCTACACATGCCCGTAATCTATCTCACACACCCAGTCCACGGCGCTAAGGTTGCGACGATAGACTTGGAAGCCGATTTGGATGTCCAAAACGGCTGGTCAAGATACAATCCAGAAATTGTGGAAACCGCGCCGGAGCCAGAACTGGTTGTGCGGCGCGGGCGGCGCAAGAAGGACGAAGAGGAATAGCATGACGACCTACACCGCAGGCGAACAGATTAACCGGGCGCTTCGGTTGTTGGGCGTTTTGGCTGAAGGAGAAACTCCGTCTGCGTCGGTGTCGCAAGATGCTTTGATGGCGCTAAATCAGATGGTTGATTCGTGGTCAACCGAGCGACTGGCTGTTTTTGCCACCATCGACCAGATCGTCAACTGGCCGACCGGCTCTATCAACGAGACTCTTGGCCCCAGCGGTTCGCTGGTACGCCTGAACGGCACTGCTGTACGCCCGATTCTGGTGGACGACGCCACCTACTTCAAAGACCCCGGCACTGGCGTGTCGTACGGCATCAAGCTGATCAATCAGCAACAGTACGACGGCATCGCTGTCAAGACTGTGACCTCGACTTTTCCGCAGGTGATGTTTGTAAACAACACCTACCCGAACTTTGACATCTTTATCTACCCGCGCCCGACGCGGCTGCTGGAGTGGCACTTCATCAGCGTCCAAGAGTTGACGCAGCCGGCTAATCTGTCCACCCAGATTCTGTTCCCGCCAGGCTACCTGCGGGCGTTCACCTACAACTTGGCCTGCGAGATCGCGCCAGAGTTTGGCGTCGAACCAAGCCCCCAGGTGCAGCGCATTGCGATGTACAGCAAGCGCAACTTGAAGCGCATCAACAACCCGGACGATGTGATGTCGATGCCGTACTCGCTAATCGCTACGCGGCAGCGGTACAACATCTACGCCGGAAATTTTTGATCATGGAGTTCACTTTTCGCTCTCGTCCCTTCGAAGTGTGCGTGCGTCTTGGCCGCGTATACGACTTGCTGGAGGAGCGGTTCTTGGGTTCCGCTATCAACGTGCGCGTCGGCAAAACTGTTTGGACTACCGGTAAAGGCTTGCAAAGGATAGGTCAAGCATGAAAACGCCGATCCTTGGCTCGACCTATGTGGCTCGCAGCGTCAACGCTGCGGATGCCCGCATGGTCAACCTGTTTCCCGAGATCGTGCCCGAGGCGGGCAAGGAGCCGGCGTTTCTAAACCGCGCCCCCGGCCTGCAACTGCTCAACTCGATTGGCACTGGCCCGATCCGTGGTTTGTGGGCCTTCTCGCCGCAGGACGGCACCGGCTTTGTGGTGTCGGGCACCCAGTTGTACAAGATCAACAACAGCTACACGCCGACGCTGTTGGGCACCGTGGCAGGCGCCGGCCCGGTCAGCATGGCCGATAACGGCACCCAGCTCTTCATCGCGGCCAACGGCCCGAGCTACATCTACAACAACACGACCAACGCCTTTGGACAGATCACCGACCCGGACTTTCCTGGCGCAGTGACCGTAAGTTACTTAGACGGCTACTTTGTCTTCAACGAGCCGAACAGCCAAAGGCTGTGGATTACGGCGCTGCTTGACGGCACGTCGATTGACCCGCTGGAGTTTGCCAGCGCCGAAGGCTCGCCCGACGGATTGGTGGCTGTTATATCCAACTTCCGCGAGGTGTGGGCCTTTGGCACCAACTCAATTGAGGTTTGGTCTGACACGGGCGCAACGGACTTCCCGCTCCAGCGCATCCCTGGTGCGTTCAACGAGTTGGGCTGCGCCGCGCCCTACTCGATTGCCAAGATGGACAACGGCCTGTTCTGGCTTGGGCGCGACCGACGCGGTCAGGGCATCGTCTACCGGGCCAACGGCTACGCCGGCCAGCGCATCAGCACCCACGCCGTCGAGTGGCAGATTCAGCAGTACAGCGACCTGTCGGACGCGGTTGCGTACACCTACCAGCAAGACGGTCACAGCTTCTATGTGCTAATCTTCCCCACGGCCAACACGACCTGGGTGTACGACGTTGCCACCCAAGCCTGGCATGAGCGGGCTGGCTGGAACAACGGCGAGTTCACCCGACACCGCAGCAACTGCCAGATGGCGTTCAACAACAAGGTAGTCGTCGGCGACTACGAGAACGGCAACATCTACGCCTTTGATCTGGAAGACTACTCGGACAACGGCAGCATCCAGAAGTGGCTGCGGTCGTGGCGGGCGCTGCCTACTGGCGCCAACAACCTCAAGCGCACCGCGCAGCACAGCTTGCAACTCGACATCGAGGCCGGCACTGGCTTGAACTTGGGCCAAGGCAGCGACCCCGAGGTCATGCTGCGCTGGTCGGACGATGGTGGTCACACATGGTCCAACGAGCACTGGGCGCAGATCGGCAAGATCGGCGAGTACTATCGCCGGGTGTTCTGGCGGCGCATGGGCATGACCCTGAAGCTGCGCGACCGCGTTTATGAGCTATCGGGCACCGACCCCGTGAAGATCAGCATCATGGGCGCAGAGTTGATTCTGAGTCCAACGAATGCTTAGCCCAACCCCGCCAATCATTACGCCCCCACGGGTGCCGCTGGTTGACCCGCGCACGGGGCTGATCAGCCGGGCTTGGTACTTGTTTTTCCTGTCGCTCAACAACGCGGCCACGGCGATCATTGACGACTCAGGCATTACGTTTAGCGCCGAGTCAACAATTGCGTCTGTTGACGCTGCGCTTCAGGCAGTCAACCAAGAGTTGCAGACGCTGCCGCCCGCACTTGACTTGAGCGATGAGTTGGTCAAGTTGATTGACGCAGCGACGTTGGCAGACTGCTGCTCGGCGTTGGTGTCGCAGGTTGCCGAGTTGCAAAAGCAGATTGACGCGCTGCAAGTTCAGCCCATCGTTGATGCCGGCGCGATCAATGCAGCGATTGCTGCGCTGTCCAGCGCCCCGGCAACGTACACCGCCGACTTCTCGGTGGCCGCTACGAATGTCTGGATTATCAACAACAAGTCCGGGTCATCCTGCACCGTGACGCTGCCAACGGCCAGCATCAGCGCCGGGCGAGTGCTGTACTTTCAGAACTACCAGGCCCAGACGCTGGTGTCAGCGTCGAGCAACGTAGTGCCTTTGGTCGGCGGCTCGGCCACCACGGCGATCTTGGAGGCCGTAGCTGGGGCAAACGCCACCTTGGTTTCCGATGGAACAAGTTGGATAATGACGCAATACTCGTCTAACAACTCTTTGCAATTGGAGTAAACCATGACCGTTTCAGTCAAAGTCCTTGTTCCGGCCAAAACGGTCGAGAACAGCCAAACCACCCAGTACACCGCGACTGGCGTGACGACCATCATCGACAAGTTCACCGCGACGAACTACAGCGCCAGCGCTGCGACGATCAGCGTCAACCTCGTCACGGCGGCAGGGTCGGCCGGCAACCAGAACTTGATCACCAAGACCAAGACGCTTCAAGCGTCCGAGGTGTACACCTTCCCCGAACTGGTGGGCCAGGTGCTTGGCATCGGCGACTTCATCAGTACAATCGCTGGAACTGCCAGCGCCATTAACATGCGCGTCAGCGGGCGCGAAGTGACGTAAGGAGCCTGACATGAGTTTCGGTAGACTACTTGGCGCAGCCGGCGGCTTTTTACTTGGAGGCCCGGCTGGCGCTATGCTGGGTATGGGTGTAGGTGGCGCTGCTGAAGAAGCCCTTGGCGGCGGCGAAACCGGCGCGATCAGGGACGCGGCGTCAGCGCAAGGTGCGGCGTCTGACCGCGCTATCGCGCTGCAGCGCGAGATGTTCAACAAACAGCTTGAGCTACAAGAGCCGTACCGCAAAGCTGGCGAGCAGGCGCTCAACAAGTTGATCCCGCTGGCGACCGAATACACACCGTTCGGCATGCAACAGTTCCAAGCTGACCCTGGGTATGCGTTCAGGCTGTCCGAAGGCCAGAAGGCGCTGGAGCGTTCGGCTGCGGCTCGTGGTGGTTTGATGTCAGGCGCGACCGGCAAAGCATTGACGCGGTTCGGCCAAGATTTTGGCTCGCAAGAGTACACCAATGCTTTCAACCGCTACCAAACCGAGCGGGCTGCGCGGCTTAACCCGCTGCAATCGCTGGCCGGCGTTGGTCAGACTGCGTCCAACACGTTGGGCAGCAACGCCGGCGCGTTCGGCCAAAATTTAGGTGGCATGTATATGGGCCAAGGCAGCAATACGGCCAATGCTTTGTTGGCTGCTCAACAAGCCCGATCATCGTCTTACGGCCAATTAGGTAGCGCCCTCGGCAAGTATCTGGGTGGCGCTGGCAGCTTTGGCGGTGGTGGTCAGATGGACGAGCTGCGCGGCTACGGCGTGTTCTGATAAGGACTAAATTATGGCAGTCAACTTCAACGTCTTACGCCGTGAAGGCCCGATGAACCTTTATGAAGGGTTTGAGCAAGGGCAGCAGGCCGCTGCTCAAAACGCTCTGGCGCAGCAAAAGATGGCGCAAGAGCGCGATTTGATGTCTATGCGCCGCCAAGAGTTTCAGGCAAATCTTGAATCTACTCAAGCGGATCGCAGGCGCAAAGCGGTGGCTGAAAAAACGGCAATGTTCCGCGATAGGGTGCTTAGGGCACCTACGCCGCAGGCCGCGCGTGAACTGGTTCGGCTGCAACATTCTGACCCTGATCTTGGGCCTGTGATACAGCAGTTCGGCTCGCTTGATCAAGACTTGGCCGACATTCCAGACGATCCAACAGGGTTTGAAAGTTGGCGCCAACGCGAGGCGATGGGTGCGGCTGAGTTTATTAAAAGCCAAGCGTCTGAGCGAGGGTTCCAAGCCCTTTTGGCAAGAGCTAGAGGTGGTCAGCCCCCGGCTGCTGCACCTACTCCCGCACCCGTGGGTGAGGTTGTTGCAGAGCCAATAGCCGCGCCTAGAGGCGTCATGCGCGAGATCGCGCCCGGCGGCGCTGTGGGTGCGGAAGCGCCCCTCACTCGGGGTGAGCCTGCGTTTGTTAACACTCTCGCGCCTGCTGCTGCGCCGACTGTAAACGCGATGGTTGGTGGTGGCAGAACGCCCGCGCAAATCCGCGCTGAGATTGATGTTTTGAACACAGATAAATTTTCAAACGACCCTCGCGTTGTGCGGGAGATTCAGACACTGCAAAAAGAATACGCAGCCGCGCTGCGGGTCGATCCGTCTGAGCTTCGCACTATGCAAGCGCTGGGTTATCCGCTTACGCAAGAAGGATATGCGTCCTTTCGCGCAGCGCAAATGCGTGAACAAGCGCCGCCCGCGCTTGTGCCAATTCTGCAAAACGGCAGACCAGTCCTTGTGCCGCGTGAACAAGCCGTTGGACAGACGCCGTTCAGCCCGACGTCTGTGCAAGTGTTGGGTATGGGGCCGCAGCGCGAAGCGGCGGGTCAGAAGGCGCCCGCAGGCTACCGCTTTACGCCGTCTGGCGATCTTGAGCCTATCCCTGGTGGGCCGGCTTCGCCTAGCCTAAACCCGAAAGACATCCAGAAACGCGAAGCGGCGTTCCCGCAGGCTACGCAGGCGGTCAGCGGTTTTGAAACCAAATCGGAACAGTTCATCAAAGAACTTGAGCGCTTGCGGGACGACCCTGGGCTTAACCAGATAACTGGCCCCATTTTTGGCCGCACACCTAGTGTGAGCCGCGAAGGCAGTCGGGCGCAAGCGCTGTACGACAAAATTTTTGCCAAGGGCGGCTTTCAAGCGCTGCAAGACATGCGCGAAGCATCCAAGACAGGCGGCGCGTTGGGCAACGTGTCAAACGAAGAGGGTCGTCGTCTTGAGAAATCTATCGTCGGTGGGCTTGACCGCACGCAAAATATTGCGGATGTTCAGCAAGGCATCAACGACCTGATTGACGAAATTCGCACATCAAAGTCGCGGGTGCGTGAGGCGTACGATACAACTTATGAGTACCGCGCACAGCGCGGCGCAAGTGGCAGCGCGCCTGCCGCAAAGCAGATGTCGCCCCAAGACAAACAAGCGTTAGACTGGGCAAACAGCAATCCGAAAGATCCTCGGGCAGCGCAAATCAAGGCACGTTTGGGAGTCCAATAATGGCTTTTGATCCGGATGCGTATTTGGCGCAAAAACCCGCTGCACCGCCAGCCGCGTTTGACCCTGACGCGTACTTGCAAGCCACAGCAGCAAACATTCCTGGCCCCCGCCGCACAGGAGCCCGCGCCGATCAGATTCCCGGCTACGGTGGCCCTGTGCCTGCTGCTACCGCGCCTGTCTCAACAGCGCCCGCGTCGCTCACTGAAAGACTGCTTGCGCCGTTAGAAACTGGCGTTGCGTTGACGACGGGCGCAATCACCGCGCCTGTTGTTGAAGGCGCTAAGATATTGGGCACCTTGACCAGCGGTCAATTTGGCACGCAAGCCGGCATTCGTGCTGGCGAAGCAACTGGCCGGCGCGTACAGCAGTTCTTCCGGCCGGCTCTTAGCCCTACGGCGCAGGCTCAGACTGAAGCAGTTGGCAACGCTTTGGCAGCTACTGGTCTGCAAGGCGTACCGCTAAACATGATGGGCGACATTGCTACGCTTGCGCGCCCGGCAGTCCAACAAGTTGCGCCAGTTGTTCAGGCGCCTATTCAAGCGCGGCAGCAGCGCGTTCAGCAACAGCGCGTTAAAGAAAGCGAATTAAACGCACCTCGCATTGACGCGGCCAAAGACGCTTTGGAGTTGGGGTTGGCTCTTGATCCGGCCATTTCTGCGCCCAGCGCCACCACGCGCCTTAAAACGGCGGCGGTCGGCTCTGTTGGACTGCAAGGCAACCTCTCTAAGATCAACTTGCCTCAAGTAGCAAAAGTCGCTCGTGAAGATTTGGGCCTGCCTGAAACAATTAAACTTGACGCCAAGGCTTTTGAGACCGCTCGCAGTCGCCCTGAAATTAGCGGTGCGTATGACAAAGTGCGGGCCATTCCTCGCGTAGTGGCAGATGACGCCGTGTTGAGTGAACTTGACGCATTGCGCGTTCCGGCTGCAATTGGCGATACCGGCCAAGCTGCCGCAGTCAATAGTTTTCTTGATGTAGTTAAGCAACAAATGCAGGCTGGCGCGAACGGCAAAGTTGCGCTGGACAGCATTCGCCAACTGCGACGCGACGCTCAGGCTATTTACAACCGGCAATCGGCAGGCGTTAACCCGCCGTCGCCGGCCGAGATAGCCAAGGCCGACGTGACGATGGGTGTGGCAAATGCAATTGAAAAAGCTATCGAAAACAGCATCACTGACCCTAAGTTGGTAACTGATTTCCGCAACGCCCGCACGGCGCTGGCGCGTACATACGATTACGAGCGCGCCACTAATCTGGCGACCGGCGTCGTAGACCCGCAAGCACTGGCGCGGTTGGCCGCTGAAGGCAAGCCGCTATCGGGCAAGTTGCAAAAACTGGCTAACGTAGCTGCTAACTTCCCTGAGGTCACGCAAGGCGGTGTCGTTCGCGAACCAACATGGCGCGAAAAGCTCACTCGCTCTAGCGCCGGCGGCACCGTAGGCGCGCTTGTTGGCTCGCCCTTTGGCCTGCCTGGCGCTATTGTTGGCGGCGGCGCAGGTGCTGCGGTTGGCAATGTGGCGTCCGGTGTAGCTGCGCGTCGCATGGCTTCGCCCGCATATCAGCGTGCTAACGCCTTGCCGCCCGACTATCGCCCTGTTCCAATGGACAACCAGAACAAACTTGCCCCTTGATCATGGACTACCAAATCCTCTTCAACATCGCCGTCGCCATCGCTGGGTTCTTCGGGGGCTGGACACTCAACCGCATCTACCAAGCCATCGATCGGCTCGACGCTGACGTGCGCCAGATGCCGACGCACTACGTCGCTCGTGACGACTACCGCGCCGACATGGCCGACATCAAGTTGATGCTGGGGCGCATCTTCGACAAGCTCGACAACAAGGTAGACAAATGATTGCAAAAGACAAACTGCTGCACCTAGGCATGGGCGTTGGCTCGACCATCGTCTTTGGCGCGGTCCACTTCCTATCTGTAGGCTGGGCCGTTGCCATCGGGGGCATCGTGTTCGGCATCTTCTACGAGTTCCAACAGTGGTATCGTAAAGAAGGTCAGCCTGACGTTTGGGACGCCATAGCGACCGCGCTGCCTGGCGTTGTTGCTGGCGTGGCTCTGGAACTGCTGAAGGTGTAAGTATGTCAGACCAAGACCTGAACCACGAACTCGCGCTTATCAAAGAGCAGGCCAAAGTTGAGCTGAGCAGACTGCAAGCGCAGAGCACCGCCAAAGAAGTTGCCGGTAAGGCGATTGGTGAAAGCGGCCTCTTCTACATCACGCTGATCATCGTGATCGGCGTCGGCTCCAGCGTAGTGCTGGAGAATGAGAAGATCGCCGCCGTTATGGGCCTGCTGGGCGCCGCTTTGACCGCGCTGATCAGTATGCTCAACGGCATCGCTGGCGCAAACACCAAACAAGAGAAGCCCGAGTTTGAGGTCATGAAGCAACTGATCGACAAGCTCGACCGCCTTGAGCAGCCCATGCGCGTTGACGTTGAAGGCGACAAAGTCACTGTTCGCAAGGGTGATGACGTTGTCACCACGAAGAAGGAGTGAGCATGGACTGGCTTAAACAGATCGCGCCCACCGTTGCCACCGCGCTAGGTGGCCCGCTAGCCGGCATGGCTGTGTCGGCTATCTCCAAAGCCATCGGCGTGGACGAGGACAAGGTCCAAGACATGATCTCCAGCAACAAGCTAAGTGCCGATCAAGTGGCGCAGCTAAAGTTGGCCGAGATTGAGCTTGCCAAGCAGGCGCAAGAACTTGGTCTGAACTTTGAAAAGCTGGCCGTGGAAGACCGCAAGTCTGCACGGGAGATGCAGGCCACGACCCGCTCGATGATGCCGCCAATTTTGGCCGGTGCAGTCACCATCGGGTTCTTTGGCATCGTGGTGATGATGTTCTTCAACCAAGTAGACAGCAACAACCCGGCGATCTTGATGATGCTGGGGTCGCTGGGCACCGCTTGGACGGGTATCATTGCCTACTACTTTGGCTCGTCTGCCGGCTCTCAAGCCAAAACAGAAATGATGGCGAAAAAATGAAACACAATTGGGAAGAAGCGCTCAAGCACATCCTCAAGTACGAGGGTGGTTACGTCAACCATCCTGCCGACCCTGGCGGCATGACTAACCTAGGAGTGACTAAACGTGTCTGGGAAGATTGGTCCAATGGTGCTGCCACCGAAGCCGACATGCGCTCGCTCACGCCTGATATGGTTGCGCCGCTGTATAAGAAGCGTTACTGGGATGTCGTTCGCGGTGATGAGCTTCCTTCTGGTGTTGATCTGTGCGTTGTTGATTGCGCCGTTAATGCTGGTCCTGGCCGGGCTGCTCAGTTCCTCCAGCAAGCCGTAGGCGTCCCAGTTGACGGGCAGATCGGCCCCAAGACGTTGGCCGCTGTAACGGCCATGCCCGCCGATGAACTCATCGAGAAGTTCTGCGATCTGCGAGAGGCTCACTACAAGAGCCTGTCCACCTTCGCCACCTTTGGCAAAGGCTGGATGCGCCGACTGGACTCGGTTGAGGCCGAATCCAAAACGCTAACGGCGTAACAAGTCCCGATAGGCGTTAATCGCCGTCTTCAGGTCTTGGCGCAGGTGCATGATCTCGTCCTGCTGCTCTTGCATCTTTGCGTAGGCGTCCTGCGCGAACTTTGCCAGCGTCGCTGGCTGCCAGCTTTGGAAGTCTGGCGCGTTCTTCTGTGAAAAATCAGTGCTCATTGTTGCGCTCGTGTGTTGCTTTGATACGCAGGTATCCCCGCCCGCCGACCTATGGTGCTGATCATGTTATCACTAAGGCCAAATGTTTTGGCGATCACAAAATGCTTTTCGCCAGTACGCATCATGTTCAGGATTTGCTCATTGCGTGCGTGCAGTTTTTGCTTTTTACGGATGCTTTTAATGTGCGGAAGAAGATACTTTTTTAGCGTCTCTTCTAGCCCGTCATCTATCTCATAGGTAAAAAACTTCAGCCCGCACTGGCCGCAACCGCGCCGCCGCCGCATAACTAGCGCGTCATGCTCTGTCCGAGAGTCCAAAACGGATGTCTTGCACCCACACTGCACGCACTTCACTTTGCCTCCGTTGCGCGGCGTAGGTACGACGTCAGACGCTTGATCTTAACGTCGTAGTACTTGCACATGGACTCAGCGTATTCGTGCGCTGACTGAGCCTCTAGCAGCTTGCGCTTGGCCTCTTCCAACTCTTTGAGCGCCAGCGTCTCGGCGCTTGGCGGCAAAAATACTTTGAAAATCTTGTTCATTTGATTGCTTCCTTCAGTAGTTCCACTCGTTCCCGCGCTGCGCGCAGCATGGTGTAGCGCTGGTGCAGGCGCTCCAAGAACGTCACGCGCTTGGCGCCTTGGCGTTCAATCTCAAGCAGCGCCAGCACCTCATCCTCGGTCAGCATGTTTAGCTTTTTGTTTAGCTCGCGCCAGTTCATCTTTCTTCTCCAGTTGTTCGAGTGATTTTTTTAGCCGCTCCATCAGGCGCTGCGCTTGGTTGTACTGCTTGACGGCGATGCGGAACTGCGCCTTCGTCGAGCGGATACGGTCTTTCAGGGTGTTCATTTCAGACTCTCCATTGCAATGTCACTGACCGCCTGCTTGCTGTGCAGCGCGGCCCATATCTTCTCATCGACCGTCTGGTTGGCGATCATGACGTAGCACCAGACGTCGTGGCGCTGCCCGGATCGGTGCAAGCGCCCGTTGGCCTGCTCGAACAGCTCAAGGCTCCAAGGCAGGCTGAGCCAAACGATGTGGTGGCCGCCGTGCTGGAGGTTGAGCCCGTGCCCGGCGGATCGCGGGTGCAGGCATAGAAGGCGTATTCGTCCGGCGTTCCAGTCATCAATGCTGTCAACCGTTCGGGCGTGAGGGAAGCGCCGCTGTAGTTCATTGAGTTCCTCGATGAAGTTGTAGAAAACGATAGTGTTGGCCTGCTGGTTCTCGGCCAGCAACTCCTCCAGCCGGTCGAACTTGTGGCTGCTGAACCAGACTGGCTCTGGCGTGTAGACGAAGCCAGCCGCCATCTGCGAGAGCTTTTGCGTCACTACGGCGGCGTTGATCGCCACCGCAGTCGCGTCCGGAAAGCGCGTCACGAAGTCCTTCTTCATGTCCTCGTACGGCTTGCGGTCGGGCAGGTCCATCCGCACCTCGACCGTGTGCAGCGGCGGCAGCTTGTCCTTGTACTCGCCTGGCTCCAGCACGAACGTCGCCGGCTTGATCCGGGCCATAACCTGCTCCAGCGCGCCGGGGCGCGGTTGCCAGTCGTTGTAGTCCTTGTTGACGAGGTAGAAGTACTGCTGCTGGAACGCGCCCTTGCTGCGGCCTAGTAGCTTCTGGTCGATGATCTTGCACTGCCCGAACACGTCCTCAAGGCCGTTGCTGGTAAAGCTGCCGGTCAGGCCCCAGCGGATCGGGCAGTCGAGCGCCTTGGCGAGCGCCTTGAACCGAGCGCCCGACGGATTCTTCAAGCGCGTCAGCTCATCGAACACAATGCCGTCGAAGGTGCTTAGGTCTTGCTCGGCCAGCCACTGGAGGTTGTCGTAGTTGGTGACAACAACATCTGCTGAACTATTAAGGGCTGTTTTACGGTGAGTTGGCGTTCCAGTAGCAACCGCGACCGTCAGTTTAGGCGCCCACTTGTAGGCTTCGGCAAACCAAACTGTTTGCGCTACGCGCAGCGGCGCCAGCACTAAGAACCGTGACGCATAGCCGTCTCGCATTATGTCTTGCATGGCCGTTAGCGTGATCGCCGTCTTGCCTGCGCCGACCGGCGCTAGGATCATGGCGCGGTCGTGCTCGTACAGGAAGTCAGCCGCCTGCTCTTGATAGGGTCGTAGGTTCATTTTTTACCGACTCAATAAATCGTTTCAGCGCCTCGGCGTCAAACACATACTTCTCAACAAACTTGTGATAGTCCGGGTATGCGGCGCGGGTTTCGATGTTGCCGCCAGCCTCAAGCACTGCGCTCCTTAATCCACTCATTGACATGTTCTTTACTCCATAGACAAACGTAGTTCTGGCGCAGCCGCGCCATGTCAGATTGAAAGATCTTCTGTAGCTCGGACAGCCGACCGCCCGACGCCTTCAACTCGACGAACCATGTCTGGCCGTCGGGCAGACAGACGACGCGGTCGGCCACGCCTCGATGCGCCGGGCTGGTGAACTTGTACGCTACGCCGCCAAAAGCTTTGACCTTGGCGACGAAGTGCTTCTCGATGGTTGACTCTCTCATTTTCTGTTGGGGCACTTTCTGCCTTGGTCACAGTCGTGGTTGCATGGCGGGCAAGCGAACTGAGGCCAGTCGTCGAACAGTGGCATGGGATCTTGTTCCCTTGCCGCTGCAATGGCGGCTCTAGCTTCACCCAAGCCGCGAACATCATCAGACGACGTTGGGCCAAAATTGTCCACCATGACAATGAGAGCGCCCAGCAGTTGCGCGTTTACTGCCTCCAGGCGGCGCAGTTCGGCAGCGGCTTTGCCGACATCGGCATTGATGCCGCGATATCCAAGCAGCGCGTCCAATGCCGCAGCCAGCCGCTGGGCTTCGGTTTGTTCAGTCATGATTGGTCTCCAAAACAAATGGCCCCTGCCACTCACCTATTTCAGTCACAACTCCGTGCCTGTCTCTTTTTACGACGCGGCTTTGATAGCCGTCAGGGACATCCCGGCGTTCAAGCTCGACAGTCCCCAAAAGGTCTTTGATATTGATTAGCTCATCCATGATTGCTCCTTAATTGGCGGCTGGCCGGGGCGGTCAAGCGGGTTAGGAAAGGGCGGGAACGGCCAAGTCATGCGATCACCTCTTGCAGTGCAGCAATCAGTTCTTGCGCCTGCTTTTTGGTCAGCACAGTGCTGGCGCGGCCGCGCTCAATGCTGATGGTTAGCCACACGGCGTCTCCGTGCTCGTCTACCAAAATAGCTTCGGCGGGCAGTGTGCGGATGTAGTGTTCCATAGTGGACTCCAGTTGATTGATTGGGCCGCCATCATAGCGGGTCAAAAACTTTTGTGCAACTACTTTTTTTCGTGCTATGATGACGGCTCAACAACTACAGGAGAGTTCAGTGCAACACTCAAATATAGTCGGCGGTAGCACCGCCAAGCGCGTCATCTCGTGCCCTGGCTCTGTGAAGCTGGTGCAGAAGATGCCCCCGCAGCCGTCCAGCGTCCACGCTGATCGCGGCACCATGCTGCATGACGTCATTAGCCGCATCTTGCTCGACCAAGGAGTCGTCATCGGCCAGTACAAGCACAAGGATCAACTACTGACACAGGAGCTATACGATGAGAAGATTACGCCTGCCCTGGACGCGCTCGACGAGATCGATCCCAACGGTAACCTGGTATACGAGGTGGAGACACGCGTTGGTTTCGGCGATCTTCTGCCTGGAGTGTTTGGTAGCACTGATCTTGTTGGGCGCATTGGCAATCGTGCTCTTGTATTGGATTGGAAATTTGGCGACGGCGTGGTGGTGGATGCTGTTGATAATGCTCAGTTAATGTTCTACGCCGCAGCGGCCATGCGTACCGAGGAGTTGCAGTGGGCGTTTGACGGCGCTGACGAGATTGAGTGCGTCATCGTGCAGCCGCCTGTCGTGCGGCGCTGGGTGACGAACGTGGGCCGCATCAAGCAGTTCGAGCATGAGCTGGTGTCTGCGGTCAAGACCGCGCTGCAAGACGACGCGCCTCTGGCGCAGGGCGACCACTGCCGCTGGTGCGCGGCCAAGCCGATCTGCCCGCAGATGACCGGCGCTGTTGATCGTGCGATCAAGCAGCAGATTATCAACATGGATGTTGACACGTTGGCAAAGCATCTGCATACTGCCGACCTCTTGGAAGACTGGATTAAAGATTTGCGTGCGCTTGCTTTTGGGCTGCTTGAGAAGGGCGCTGATGTGCCTGGCTACAAGATAGTCCAGAAGCAAGCGCGGCGGCAATGGACCGACGAGCTGGCCGCCATCAAATGGCTGGACAGCCAAGGTGTCAACCCTTTTAAAGGTGAGACTATTTCTCCAGCACAAGCGGAGAAAGAGCTCAAAAAGAGCAAGGTGGCGCTGCCCGACTTACTTGTCGTGGCAGTGTCGTCGGGCACGACGCTCGCCCCGGTGGATGATCCCCGGCCAGCGGTGCAGTCGTTCATCGGGCTGTCAAAGGCCCTTTCTAAACTCTGAAAGAAAGTTATGTCAAATCTCGTAAAGTTCTCTGGCGCTAACCTGCCTTCCGTCACTTCCCTCTCGACCGCGCTGCGCTCCATCGCCACCGATGTCAGTGCCGTGTCTACGTCCATCATCAAGATGGACCGGACCGGGCACTGGGTCTTCGGCGCTGACCAGACCGAGGCTGAGTCGGATGCAACTTGGGCGGTCAACCCCTTCAGCTTCGTCCACGGCTTCATCGCTTGGGGCGACGGCGAGGTGTTGGCTGAGAAGCTGGTGTCTGTCACCGAGCCTCTGCCTGAGCTGGAAGCAGCGCCCCCCGGCGCGAAGAAGGGTTGGGAGCCGCAGACGGGCCTGAGCCTGAAGTGCATTTCTGGCGAAGACGCCGGCATGGAAGCGCGGTTCACGACCACCTCGGTCGGTGGCCGCAAGGCCGTGCAGGCTCTGGCTGTTGCCATCGCCACGCAAGTGGAAAAGGACCAGTCCAAGCCCGTGCCTGTCGTGAAGCTGGGCAAGGACCACTACACCCATAAGAGCTACGGTCGTATCTATACGCCCGTGTTCGAGGTGGTGGAGTGGGTCAGCATGGACGGCGAGGCTGAGGCCGCGCCTGAAGCTGAGGCAGCGCCTGCTGCTGGCCGTCGTCGTCGTGCGGCCTAATTGAGAATAGGGGGGAAAGCGGATGCTGTGCCAGAGTCAGGTCTATTGGTGACATGACTATAGGTCGTCAAGGGCTGTCATGAGCAATGCTTGCCGATCCGTGAGTTCGAATCTCACCAGACGCAGCGAGTACCCCCGCCTTTTTTATGATCCTCTGGATCGACTTCGAGACGCGCAGCCGGGTAGACCTCGGCAGCAAAGGCGTCTACAACTACGCGCAGGACATGAGCACCGAAGTGCTGTGCATGTCCTACGCCTTCGACGACGGTGAGGTCGTCACATGGCTTCCAGGCCAGCCGTTACCCGACTTCACCGGGTGCACCATCTACGCCCACAACGCGGCGTTTGAGCGCTTAATTTTTTGGTATGTGCTTCAGCAGAATTTCGCCTTAGAGCAGTTCTACTGCACCGCCACGCAGGCTAGGGCCAATTGCGCCCCTGGCAGCCTTGAGGACGTGGGGCGCTTTGCCAGTGCGTCCATGAAGAAGGACCACCGAGGGAGCCAGTTGATCCGGCTGCTGTCCATCCCCCAAGCTGATGGCACCTTCCGCGAGGACGCGGCGCTGATGGCTGAGATGATCGCCTATTGCGAGCAGGACGTGAGGGCCATGCGCGAGATCAGCAAGGCCATGCGGCCCCTAAGCGCTGAGGAGTTGGCTGACTATCACGTCAACGAGCGCATCAACGACCGTGGCGTGCTGGTGGACGTGCCGCTTGCCAAGGCAGCGATGCGCTACGCTCACGACGAGCTGGTTGAGATCGAGGAGCGCGTGGCTGAGCTGACCGACGGCGAGATCACCAGCGTACGCTCGCCCAAGATGCGCGAGTGGGTGCTTGAGCGCGTGGGCGACGAGGCCAAGAAGCTGATGCTGGTCAAGGACAAGTATTCAATTGACAAGACTGTGCGGGCCAACTTGCTCGCGATGGAGAACCCCGATGAGATACCGCCCGCTGTCGCCGAGGTCATACAGTGCGCTGATGACCTCTGGGCGTCGTCAGTTGCGAAGTTCAGCCGCATGGCAGACCTGGCAGACGACGAGGATTGCCGAGTCCGTGGCGCTTTTGTCTTCGCTGGGGGTGCCGCCACTGGTCGTGCATCGAGCTATGGACTCCAAGTGCATAACTTCACTCGCAAGTGCGCTAAGGAACCTGACGCGGTACGAACATCTATGGTCAGAGGACATAACATTGTCCCTGCCTACGGAAAACGAGTCACAGATGTTCTACGGGGAATGCTCCGGCCCGCACTGATACCGGCTAAGGGAAAGCACTTCGTCGTCGCCGACTGGTCGGCCATCGAGGGCCGCGTCAACCCGTGGCTGTCAGGCAGCGCCTTTGGCGAGGCCAAGCTGGACGTGTTCAGGCGCAAGCTGGATCCCTACAAGGTCAACGCTGCTGCGACGTACAGCGTGGCCTATGAGGAGGTCACTGGCGAGCAGCGTCAGGTCGGCAAGGTGCAGGAGTTGGCTTGCTTTGCCGCTGAAACCAAGGTCTTGACTAGTAACGGAGTCAAGGCTATAGTGGACGTTCAATTAACTGATCTTTTGTGGGACGGCCAATCATGGGTGACGCATCAGGGGGTGATATGCAAGGGAGTTCGACCAACTATCAACGTGTGCGGAATCGAAGTAACGCCGGATCATTTGATCAAAACAAAGGCAACTTGGACGCAGGCGCAGGAAATCGTTTCAAACAAACAGTTGCTGACCCAAGCGTTGGAAGTCGGTTCGGCTTCCTTACCGTATTGGGCGTTGAGTTTCACGATCAAGGCGCCTGCCGGATGCGGCTCGTTCGTGTTCAGTGTGATTGCGGCGCTGCGCCGCACTTGGTCTACATCCATAACCTTCTCAAAGGCAAATCGACGCGGTGCAACGTATGCGCCAAAAAATCTGCTGGCTTCTGGCGAAAAGATTTTTACAAGTATGCCGATGCCTGCCCAGATGACGAGCACCGCCGGCGCCTGCTCAACCGGCTATCTGCTTGCAAGAACCGATGCCACAACCCCAAGGATCGAGGCTATCCAAACTATGGTGGCAGGGGGATACATCTACATGAGCCCTGGCGCACTGACAAGGCGGCGTTCCTCCGCTACGTTGTCACGCTTGATGGATGGGATCAGCCGCATCTGGAACTCGACCGTATTGACGTCAATAAGGGCTATGAGCCGGGCAATCTACGGTTCGTTACGCGGCAAGTCAATCAGGCTAACCAACGAAAAGTCCGAGACATGCAACGGTACATCACCGAACTTGAGGCCCGTGTACGACATCTTGAACAGCGGCTCGCGCAATCGGTTTACAGTGCTGAGTGACGCCGGTCCGTTGATCGCGCATAACTGCGGGTTTGCTGGAGGTGTCGGGGCATTTGCCGCAATGGGTAGAGTGTATGGAGTTCACTTTACTGAAGCTCAAGCAAGAAAAACTGTCGACGCCTGGCGCCGCGCTAATCCGTGGGCCGTGCCGTTTTGGCAAGACCTGGAGGAAGCGTACACCCGTGCGATGCGTAACAAGGGCCATGAGTTCAGCGCAGGCCGTGTGGCGTACCTCTTTGACGGTCAGCACCTGTGGTACGCGCTGCCCTCTGGGCGCGTGCTATGCTACCCCTACGCTCGGCTGGAAAGCGATGGGGTGACTTACGCCAAAGCATCGTGGAAGCCAGCCGCAGACGCTACAGAGTGGCCTCGCGCCCGCCTCTGGAAGGGCCTGGCCTGCGAGAACATTACTCAAGCCGCAGCCAATGACATCCTACGCCACGCCTTGCGCCAGCTCGAAATGGAGGGCGAGCAAATTGTTTTGCACGTTCACGATGAGGCTGTGGCAGAGACTGCCGACCCCATAGCAACTACAGAGCGCATGCGCCGCGTAATGACAACGCCGCCTGCGTGGGCGCAAGACCTGCCGCTCAACATCGAAATAAGCACTATGTCTCGGTACGGCAAAGGCTGATATGATCTCGACAAACACGGCTAGTCTGGAAGTCATGAGCCAGACGAAAAGCGAACCTCCCGCCTGCCGTCGTTTCTTTTCTCGGAGGAATTGCGAGGGGTTTACATGAACCAAGAACAGCTTAAAGAGCTGCTGCATTACTGTCCCGAAACGGGCGTGTTTACGCGGCGGAAAAATTTTGGGCGCCATAAAGCAGGCGTAATTGTCGGGACAAAGCCCGGCAGAACTTGTAAGTATGTAACGATATATGCGGGCGGAAAGCGATATGTGGCGCAGCGGTTAGCCTGGCTATACGTGCACGGTCAATGGCCGGACGATGATCTTGACCACATAAACCGCATAAAAACAGACAACAGAATTGCAAACTTAAGGCAAGTAACGCGATCTCAAAACATGCAAAACGTGTTGCTGCACCAACACAACACGAGCGGGCACAAAGGCGTAAGTTGGGCTGAACAGCTAAAAAAATGGCGCGTGTATTTGTACGTGCAATACAAACAAATCCACATAGGTGTTTTTGCAAATTTTGACGATGCAGTTGCAGCGTACCACGTAGCGGCGACGCAGTACCACACTCACAACCCGGTCACACAAGCATGACAACAAATTTCATCGACTACTTAGTGTCCCTCGCGCCAGAGGGCGAGACTTTTTTAGTTGTTAGGCAAAAGCCTGTTGGCAAGGAGTTGCAGTACCACGCCGACGGTGGCGTCAAAGCTACCTGGCCGGCGTTCCTGCCCAACAAGAAGATGGCCGAGGGCCAGTCGTGGTATGGCAATACCGCCTCGTTCATCCTCGACCGTTTCACCGACGGCTATGCGCGCGCCAGTGCCGCCAACTGCGAGTATGTCCTGTGCATGGTGCTGGACGACGTGGGCGATCCCGTCAAGGCCCCCAAGACGCCGCCGCTGTCCCCGACCTGGGTGATGGAGACGAGCGAGGGCAGCTTCCAGTGGGGCTACGCATTCACTGAAGAGCAGCCGACCAAAGCCGAGTTTAGCGCGGCGATCACGGCCATCGCCGCTGCCGGTTACAGCGACGCTGGCGCGATCAACCCAGTGCGTAACTTTCGCTTGCCGGGGTCGGTCAACATCAAGCCCGGCCGCGACGGCTTCGCCTCGCGCCTTGTCGAGTTCCACCCCGAGCGCCAATTCACCCTCCCGCAAATCTGCGAAGCGCTCGGCGTCACCCCGCATGAGGAGGTGACCGCCTTTCGCCCGATCCGCGTGTCCGACGACGGCGCCGATGACGTGCTGGCCTGGCTGTCAGGCCAAGGGCTGGTGCTGCGTAAGCCCAACGCCGAGGGTTGGGCCGGCATCATCTGCCCCAACGAGGCGCAGCATACCGACGGCTCGCCTGAGGGCCGCTACAACCCCGCCATGCGCGCGTATTGCTGCTACCACGGCCACTGCACTGAGCTGGACTCGGGTGCGTTTTTGTCGTGGGTGGCCGAGAACGGTGGCCCGTCCCACGCCCCTGGCCTGCGCGATGAGCTGCTGGCGTCGATGATGACCGACGCCTTGAACAAGCTGCACCCCACCGAGGCGTTCCCAGACGAGGCAAAGCGCGTGATCGCCGAGGTCGAGCGCAAAGAGCTGGGCCGCACCACACGCGCCGAGTGGTACGCGAGGTTCTGTTACGTTCAAGAGGGCGACCATTACTTCGACCTGCAAGACCGCCGCGAGATCAGCCGTAGCACGTTTAACGCCCTGTTTCGCCATATCGAATGCCGGTCCCTGTTCGGCAAGAAGCCTAAGATAGAGGCGTCGTATTGCTTCGATGAGAACCGCCAAGAGATGGGCGCCCGCGCCCTGGTCGGTATCACCTACGCCGCCGGCGAGGGCGTGTTGGTGGCCCGTGACGGTGACGTGTACGGTAACCGCTGGCGCGATGCCCGCCCGGCCATTGAGGCCGACGCTGGCGCCGACGTCGCGCCCTGGCTGGATCACTGCGCGGCGCTGGTGCCCGAGGCGTCCGAGCGCGAGCATATCTGGGACGTCATGGCCTATAAGGTCCAGCACCCGGAGATCAAGATCAACCACGCGGTCCTGCATGGTGGCGATCAGGGCTGCGGCAAAGACACCCTTTGGGCGCCGTTCATCTGGGCCGTCTGCGGCCCCCAGCTCAAGAACCGGGGTCTGCTCGACAACGACACTCTTGGGTCACAGTGGGGCTACGCGCTGGAGTCGGAGATTCTCATCCTGAACGAACTTAAAGAGCCAGAGGCCAAGGAGCGCCGCGCTCTGGCTAACAAGCTTAAGCCTATCATCGCCGCGCCGCCCGATATGCTCACGGTTAACCGCAAGGGGCTGCATCCGTACGATTCGCTTAATCGCATGTTCGTGCTGGCGTTCAGCAATGACCCGGTGCCGATCACAATCGACAGTCAGGACCGCCGTTGGTTCTGCGTCTGGTCGTCGGCGCCTCGCATGGCGCCAGACGCCGCCGCCCGGCTCTGGGCATGGTACAAGGCCGGCGGCTATGAGGCGATCGCCGCTTGGCTGCGCGCCCGTGACGTGTCGGCGTTCAATCCCTCCGCTGCGCCAGGCTGGACGGAATTTAAAGCTAACTTGGTTGAGCATGGCATGAGCATTGCCGAGAGTTACTTGGTCGAAATGATGCGCGCGCGTCGGGGTGAGTTTGCCCGTGGGGTGGTCGGTAGCCCTTTTCATAGCCTCTGCGATCGCGTGGCGGCCTCTGCGCCGTCTGGCGTCAAAGTACCGCAGGCCGCGCTTCTGCACGCGCTTAAGGAGGCCGGCTGGATCGACTGCGGTCGGCTCAAGTCTCGGGCTAACGATGGCCGCAAGCACGTTTTCTGCGCGCCTGACATGGTCACGCATAGTAAGTCAGAACTGCGCGATTTGGTCGAGGAACCCGCATCGCCGCTCATGGTGCGGGTCAAATAACACTGCATCCGCCTTCGGCGTCTACAGAAAGAAAAACCCCGGCATTGCGCCGGGGCTAAAAGGCAACTGCCTAGAGGTCGAAGAAAACCGCTAGCAGTGCGGCGATTATGCCGCAAATCAGGATTGCTCCCATGCCGCCGCCTCCTCGATGGCTTGCACCGTGCCGGGCGATAGCAGGGGCAGTATGTCGATCCCGCCCACCTTGGCGCTTAGGATGTAAGCCGAGGCCGGCCATGCGGGATCTATGTCAGTCTCACGATAGCCTGGCTCATAGTCCAGCTCACAATCAATCTCAATCTCGCCGTATCGGTATAGGTGCGAAATAGTGGTTAGCATGGCAGCTTCTCAACTTCAGGGATTAAAGGGTCCAGCATGGGCGCGGGTCGGTCGGCGTGCATATAGGACAGAATCTTGTCTTCAGCGTAGGTGCCGACAAAAAGATAGCGGTTTAGGCTGGTGTACTGGCGGATATATTCCGCCGTGCTCATGCCGGGCTGAAAAACGGGATAGGACCGCTTGCTGCTGTCGTGCTTGGCCTGGCCCTTTGGCCGGGTCAACTTGGCGCCCTTGCGCCCTTTGGATTTGTCGATTAGGGCCAGCAACGCGCGCGTCGGCTCGGCGTTTTCGGGTTTGACCGTGAGGGTTGCGCGATTGTGGTTGATGGTGATCATGTTGTTAGCTCCAGAGAATGTCAAAGTAAGCCAGACCGAGCGCGGCCAAGGCAAGGCCGACGACAAGCGCGGCGAGGAAGTCGAGCGCGGCGCTGGCGCGGCGCACGGGGCGGGGTTGGTAGTGCTGTCTCATGCTTTGATGTATCCATGTTCGGCCATGAATTCGGCCAGGGTTAAATTTCGGGCTTTGTAGGTGTCGCCAAACTTGGTGAAGCAAGCGTGCACCGCCTCGCCTTTGCTGTTATGGCGCAGGGGTTCGCCCACCATGAAGCTATCGCCTACCATCTTGCGAGGCGGCAGCACTTCCAACATTTCCCAGTACATAGCTTCTGTCGTCGGAATCCATTGGTCGGGCTGCGCGTCCATAGCTGCCCACAAGTCGGACCATTCGAAAGTTTTCATGCTGCCGCCTCCTCGCGCTGGGTTAGCTGGTTGATACGGTCGCACAAGGATTGCAGGCAACCGTCATATTCTTGGAAAACAATCCCACCGCCATAGGCTTTAGTGTGGTACTTGCGCCCACCTAGGCTGTTGGCGAGCTTGCAGGCTATGGCGTAACGCTCGGACAGTCCGATGTTGGACTGCCAGCCGTGGACGTCCAGGTGCAGGAAATAACACACATGGCGAGGATTGCCGTTTATGTCGTTGCGTATGCGGGTGAAACTGCTAGGGGTGATCATGATGGTCTGTCCTTTACTGAATGATGCGCGGCGCTCGGGCCGCGCGGGTTGAAGGTTAGTTGGGCAAATCGAGATTACGGGCGCAAAGCTCATCATCAATCCGGAACAGCAGAGAATCAATGTCATCAATCTGGCTGTCCAAATCTTCGCCGTTGTCGGCGCGCTCGATTAGCGCTTTGCGGTGGGCGCGTGCGTCAATATAGTGTTGGGTCAACTCAGCGTCGCTGAATTGCCCGAATAATGGATTGTGAATTGAACGAAGTGTCATGTCGTTTGCTCCCTGGTAAGTTAACGGGTTGCGCGGTACGCCGCGCGAGCTTGAATGGCTGCGGTGCTGGCTGCCCAATAGGCGGCGTAGCTTGCGTCTGTCGGGTTGCGCTTGTAGGCGCGCAGGGCGCGGTCTGCGGCGCGGATTGCGGCGATGTAGGCTTTCATGCTGTTGCTCCGGTGTTGATGTAATGCACGGCGTCCTGAGCGCGCATCGCAAGAATGCGCCCGTCGGTGCTGTCGTCTTGGTTTGCAAGCCACTGCGCCACATAAGCTAGCTTGACGGCGCGGATGATTTCGGGAGCCAGCACAGTCTTGAAGGGGACTGCGCTAGCCTCGGCGGCTTTGGCGATTTCGACTGCGTTCATGATTAATAGACCGACAGGCCGGTTTCGGTGTTGACGTTACGACCGGCGTTTTCCCAAATCATGCCGGCGGCGATTGAAAGATGGCGATGCATCTCGCGCCAATGGCCGAGGCGGTCATAGTCAAGCCCACCTTCTCGGTTCTCAATAGCGCAGTCTTCGGCTACGCCAGCAAGGCTTGCGTCGACCAGCTGTAGCGCATCAAGCAGCGCAGCGTAGCGCGCCTTGTCGGCGCTTACGCGAGCTTGGACTGCGCTGCGCTGTTGCGCGGTCCAGTCGTCCTGAATGTAGATCTCAGTCGCGGCAGGCAAGCTGTCAATCCATTTGGCTAGCTGCTTAGGTGTCATGTCGTTTGCTCCTGGGTTGTTGGGGAACCCTTACTGTAAGGGAATCTCTTACCTTGTCAAGCCCCCTAGTTGTCACGTTTGCGACATCAGAGGGTGTTTGTGGGTCATGTGTGGTTAGCGTGTGGTCAATGCGCGGGGATATGCGTGACCCACACGTTGCCAGAAGGGAAATGGGCTTTGTGGTCAATGTGGATAATGAGTTGTATAGTCTAAAAGGAGATATATATACTGTATATATGTACAGCTATGGCTGCTACGCCCGCCGCCAACCCGCGCCGCGATTGCCCACATTGACCACAAACGCGTTTTTGGCTGTAACTTGTTGATTTTAAAAGGCTTTTTTGTGGGTCATTGTGGGTCAATACCATAGTCCAACAATGACCCACGCGATGACCCACAAACTGGCGCTAAAACTGTGGTCCATGTGGGCAATGGCAAACCGATTGCCCACATGACCCACACATCCAGGTGCGCTAGCTTTCAGCCGTGCGACTGCAAACCCGTTGCCCACATGGACCACATGGACCACACGGCTGCTGGCCGCCCGGCCATGTGAGTGAGTGCCCGCTAACCAGGGGGGAGGGGGAGGGCCGGCGGCCGGGCGGTCACGGCAGCGGAGGGGCTGCAAACCTTTTTTATTTTTTGCAAAAGTGCTATATTCGGCCCATGTTCGAGACCCTGCCATATGAGCCGCGTCAGTTGCAAGCGACTGAGGACCGGCTGCATCGCATCTACAAGGCTGCCAAGCTCGGCCTCAAGGGCGACAACCTGGCGTTGGCCGCAGGCATGTTGCCCAAGGAGTACGCCAGGCTCAAGCAGTTTGACGAGATCGCGGAGTACGCTGAACTCAAAGGCCGCGCAGAGGGCGAGATGGAAATGAGTCACCTACTGCACGACGCCGCAGCGCAGGGCGACGCTAAGGCGGCGTTGGCGATCCTTCAGAACGTTCACGGCTGGGTAGCCAAGCAGGCCATCACAGTAGATGTGAATCAGTCGATCAGCATCACGGCGGCGCTACAAGAGGCCGAGCGGCGCGTGATTGACGTCATCGAGAACAACCCAAGCCAAGTGCTACAACATGCAGACCACACGTTACAGCGCGCAGGATGAGCAGGAGCTAATGGCTCGGCTATGGAGCCCGGCCATCAAGGACAACCCGCTGGCGTTCGTGATGTTTGCCTACCCGTGGGGCGTCAAGGGCACGCCACTGGAGCACTTCACTGGCCCGCGCAAGTGGCAGCGCGAGGTGCTCGCGACTATGGCCGAGCACATCAAGAAGAACGGCGGCAAGCTGGACTTTGACGTGCTGCGCCTGGCGGTCAGTTCTGGCCGGGGTATTGGCAAGTCGGCGCTGGTCAGTTGGATCACAGACTGGATGCTGTCCACGCGCATCGGCTCGACGACCATCATCTCGGCCAACAGTGAGAGTCAGCTCCGCAGTATCACCTGGGCCGAGCTGACTAAGTGGCTGGCAATGTCAATCAACAGCCACTGGTTCGAGGTATCAGCCACTAGGCTGATGCCAGCCAAGTGGCTGACGGAACTGGTCGAGCGCGATCTGAAGAAGGGCACCAGATACTGGGGCGTTGAGGGGCGGCTGTGGTCGGCTGAGAACCCAGACGCTTACGCTGGCGTGCACAACTTCGACGGCGTGATGGTGATCTTCGACGAGGCCAGTGGTATTGACGACTCGATCTGGGCGGTGACCAGTGGATTCTTTACCGAGAACACACCAAACCGCTTCTGGTTGGCGTTTTCCAACCCGCGCCGCAACACCGGGTACTTCTACGAGGCGTTTAACAGTAAGCGGGAGTTCTGGGCGTCAAAGATCGTGGACGCCAGGACGGTCGAAGGCACTGACAAGCAGGTGTATGAGCAGATCATCGCGGAATACGGGCCAGACAGCAGTCAGGCGCACGTCGAGGTGTATGGTCAGTTCCCGAACGAGGGCGACGATCAGTTCATTAGCATCGGCGTGGTCGACGACGCAATGAAACGGGCCAAGCATATGGACCAGTCGGCGCCGATTGTGATCGGCGTAGACCCGGCGCGGTTCGGGGCAGACGCAACGGTCATCGCCGTGCGGCAGGGGCGCGACATCGTCAAGCTGATCCGGCACCGGGGCGACGACACCATGACGGTGGTTGGGCACGTCATCGACGCGATTGAAGAGTTTAAGCCGTCGCTGGTCAACATCGACGAGGGCGGGCTGGGAGCGGGCGTTGTGGACCGGCTCAAAGAGCAGCGGTTCAAGGTCAGGGGCGTGAATTTCGGCAACAAGGCCAAAAACCCCATTATGTATGGCAACAAACGGGCTGAAATGTGGGGTGATATGCGCGAATGGTTAAAAACAGCCAGTGCGCCAAACGACAGGTTCTTGAAAAGTGACCTGATTTCGCCTAAGATGAAGCCCGATTCGCGTGGTACGATCTATCTAGAGTCCAAAAAGGACATGAAAGCCCGTGGTCTGGCCTCACCGGACGCAGCAGACGCCATCGCGCTGACGTTTGCGTATCCTGTCGCCAGCCGAGAGTATCGTGAGCCAAAGTCACACATCCGCACCGCAAGCGGGTATAGTGGCGGGGCTGTAACCAGTTGGATGGGTGCTTAAATGGCTAAAAAAGGCGTGTCTCTAAGCGTTGGACGGGGCGAGAAGCTGCCCGTCAGCAAGGGCGCGGGCCTGACAGCCAAGGGCCGCGAGAAGTACAACGCAGCCACCGGCTCCAACCTCAAGCCCCCGGCCCCAAGCCCCAAGACTAAGGCTGACGCTGGCCGCAAGGCGAGCTTCTGCGCCCGCATGGAGGGCGTCGTCAAGAACGCCAAGGGCGACGCAGAGCGGGCTAAGGCATCACTCAAACGATGGAAGTGCTAATCATGGCTACAAAACCCGGACTCTACGCTAACATCCACGCCAAACAGGAGCGCATCAAAGCCGGTAGCGGCGAAAAGATGCGTAAGCCTGGCTCGCCTGGCGCACCCACCAAAAAAGACTTTGTGCAGTCGGCCAAAACGGCCAAGAAAGGCAAAAAATGAGCAAGCACCTCGAACCCATCAGCAAACTCAACGCCCGTGAGCCGAAGATGTCCGGCGGCGGGATGCCTGACCGCAACAAGGAGACGTACTCCAAGATGCCGGGCATGGGCTGTCACGGCAGCATCCCGTCGGGCACCAACGTCAAGGCCACGGTTGCTAAGGTTCTGAGCAAGATCAAGTAATCATGGACTACACAGGAATCGCCGCTGCTGGAGCGGTCAGCGAGGGCGGCTCGGCCAAGGACAAGAGCGACTCTGAGGTGCTCTCGACGGCCCGCAGTCGCCTCGACATGGCGATTTCTGCGCTGTCTGAGTCGCGTGAAGACGAGCTGGACGACCTGCGGTTCTACGCCGGCTCGCCCGACAACCACTGGCAGTGGCCGGCTGACGTGCTGGCGACCCGTGGCGCGGTGCAGGGTCAGACGATCAACGCCAGACCGTGCCTGACGATCAACAAGCTGCCGCAGCACGTTCACCAGGTGACCAACGAGCAGCGGCAGAACAGGCCGCAGCCCAAGGTCATCCCGGCAGACGACGGCGCTGACGTTGAAGTGGCCGAGGTCTTCAACGGCATGATTCGGCACATCGAGTACATCTCGGACGCCGACGTGGCCTACGATACAGCGTGCGAGAACCAGGTGTCCTACGGTGAGGGCTACGCTCGTATCCTGACCGAGTACTGCGACGACGACACGTTTGATCAGGACATCAAGATCGGGCGCATCCGCAACAGTTTCAGCGTCTACATGGACCCGCTGATCCAAGACCCGTGCGGCTCAGACGCCCGCTGGTGCTTTATCACCGAGGACATTCCCAAGGACGAGTACGAGCGCCAGTACCCGGACGCCGCGCCCATCACCACGCTGCAAACGCTGGGCGTAGGCGACCAAGGCTTTAGCCAGTGGATGAACGAAAACACGGTGCGTATCGCCGAGTATTTCTACATCGAAAACACCAAAGAAACGCTCAACCTGTACCCCGGCAACGCCACGGCGTTTAGCGGCACGCCCGAGGACAAGATGATGCGGGCGCAGTTTGGCAAGCCCCTGCGCTCGCGCCCGTCTGACCGCAAGAAGGTCAAGTGGCTCAAGATCAACGGCTACGAGGTGCTGGAGCGCTCTGACTGGGCCGGCTCGCACATCCCGGTGATCCGCTGCGTGGGCAACGAGTTCGAGGTTGAGGGGCGGCTCTACGTCAGCGGCCTCGTGCGTAACGCCAAAGACGCGCAGCGCATGTACAACTACTGGACCAGCCAAGAAGCCGAGATGCTGGCGCTGGCGCCTAAGGCGCCGTTTATCGGCTACGGCGGTCAGTTCGAGGGCTACGAGATGCAGTGGAAGACTGCAAACACCCAGAACTGGCCCTACCTTGAGGTCAATCCAGACGTTACAGACGGCGCAGGCGCCGTTTTGCCGCTGCCCCAGCGTGCAGCCCCACCGCTGCCCCAAACCGGCCTCATACAGGCCAAAATGGGTGCTGCTGACGACATCAAGAACACCACAGGTCAGTACAACGCATCGCTGGGCCAAACATCGAACGAGCGCAGCGGCAAGGCCATTTTGGCCCGGCAAAAAGAGTCGGACACCGGCACCTACCACTACGTTGACAACTACGCCCGGTTTATTCGCTACATCGGCCGTCAGTTGATCGACCTGATCCCGAAAATCTACGACACGCAGCGCATCGCCCGGATTGTCGGCGAGGACGGCGAGTCCAAGATGATCAAGATCAACCCGATGCAGCCCGAGCCGGTTAAAAAGATCCGCAACGAGCAAGGCATTGTGGTCGAGAAGATTTACAACCCTGGCGTTGGCAAGTACGACGTGATGGTCATCACCGGGCCAGGCTTTGCCACCAAGCGTCAGGAGTCGCTGGAGGCGATGGCCCAACTGCTGCAAGGCAACCCAGACCTCTGGCGCGTGGCTGGCGACCTGTTCGTTAAGAACATGGACTGGCCGGGCGCTCAGGAGATGTCGCAGCGGTTTGCCAAGGTTATCGACCCGGCGATCATCGGCGACGATGAGGACAATCCGGCGCTGGCTGCGGCCAAGCAGCAGATGGAGGCCATGAACCAAGAGATGCAGCAGATGTCTGGGATGCTCCAGAACGTGCAGAAGTCGATGGAAGCCCGTGACCTGTCGATCAAAGAGTTCGAGGCCGAGATCAAGGCGTACCAGGCTGAGACGCAGCGCATCAGCGCGGTGCAGGCCGGCATGACCGAGCAGCAGATTCAGGACATCGCTATGGGCGTCGTGGCGGCTGCGATGGAGAGCAATAACTTGAACTCGCAGATGCCGGAGATGATGCCTGAGCAAGGAGTTCCGCAATGAGCACCGCAGCAGACTTCATGGGCCTCTTGTTCTTGGCCCGCGACGTAGCCCATTCGGTGCATCTGAACACGCGCAGCTACTCCAAGCATGTGGCGCTCAACACCTTTTACGACACCATCATCGACCACGCTGATGCGTTTGCCGAGGCGTACCAAGGGCGTCACGGGCTGATTGGTCCCATTACCCTACACTCGGCCAAAAAGACGACCAACATCACCGAGTTCCTTGAGGCATCACTGGCCGAGGTTGAGGAGATGCGCTACAAGGTGGCGAAAAAAGAAGACACCTCGTTGCAGCAGTTAATCGACAACATTGTCGAGTTGTACCTGACCACTCTGTACAAACTCAAGTTTCTGGCATGACCTTAACAGTCAACCACTCAACACCCGCCGACGGCACGTTTAGCGCCACCGGCGCGGCGGCTTGGGACGCATCGCACACGTTGACGGGTGCGATAGACATCGCCAACGGCGGTACGGGCGAAACAACACGGCAAGCAGCAATAGACGCCCTAGCAGGCGCGGTAACCTCTGGGCAGTATCTGCGCGGCAACGGTACCGACGTAGTCATGTCTGCTATCCAAGCGGCAGATGTACCGACTTTAAATCAGAATACGACCGGAACCGCATCAAACGTGACAGGCATTGTGGCCGTGGCAAACGGCGGCACAGGAACGGCAACACCGTCATTGGTAGCCGGCACCAATGTGACCATTACAGGCTCTTTTCCAAACCAAACCATCAACGCTTCTGGTGGTGGTGGCGGTGGCTCTTCACCCATCCCTAAACTACAATCTTGGTCTATTGGAGCAATGTAAATGGCACAGAACACAAACCCTATTTTTCCGCTAATCCCTGTTAACTCTTGGGTAAGCGGAACAGCCGCAACAGCAGGTACTCCTGGCCTAACTGCTAACACCACCACAGACCTGACCAGCGGCACAATCTACGGCCCGATTGAAACGGCTGGTGCTGTGGAAGGCTCACGGCTTGATTTTATTAAGGTCAGGTCGCTTGGCACTAACGTGCAAACTGTTGTCCGCATCTGGATCAACAACGGCTCTGTGACGACAACAGCAGCCAACAACACGCTGTATCTTGAGCGCACACTGTCTGCAACAACGGTATCGCAAACAGCAGAACAACCTGACATTATCTTGCCTTTGAACATTAGTTTAGCGGCGGGTTACCGTGTGTACGCTACGTTTGGTACAGCAGTGGCGGCAGGCTTTCACCTGACTGCCATTGGCGGGGATTACTGATGTTTACGGGGTTTGCATCTGAGAACACACCTGCAATACAGGTGTGGGATTTTTTTACTGCACAAGCATCTACTTCTGCCGATAGAACTATTTCACTAACAGATGATTGTGCTCCAATTCAGTATTTTAGAACGGGAGCAGGAACCAACACTATACGAGTTTACTTGCCAACATCCCCACCTGAAGGCAAAGTTATCAGGTTTATTGTTGCCAGATACGGAAGCAACAGCCAAGGCATAAACATATATTCAAGCGATGCAAGAGATGGAACCGCTGCACAATCTGCCTCTGGTATTTATTACGGCACTCCCGGTAAAAATTTAGAGCTTGTATATTGTAAAAATGCAATTTCAACGGGGGCTGGTGGTAATGCCGAAACTGGATGGCTTTCTCTAACTGAAACGCCCGTATCGTCACCTGCTTACCGAGCAGTGGCTTTTTCAAGTTCTAATGCTACCGGGAACCATGCTATTGCTGGTGGAGCAGTTGCAACTGCATCCGGTGCTAATTCAGTGTGCTTGGGAGGCCAGAACGCTACTGCGTCTGGAAGTGGTGCTGTATGTATTGGCAACGGAACTTCAAGCGGTTCAAGTTCTGCTGTTGTGGGTGGTTCCAGCAACACAGCAAGCAGTACAACCGCTGGCGTCTATGCTGGAAATGTAAATACAGCAAATAGTAGTTATTCCGCTGTAGTTGGTGGTGGTTACGGCACGACAAGATCAATAAATGGAAACTTTGTCACGCCTGCAAGTGACACGCCTATTACTTCATCAGCGGGGCGGCAGCAACTTGCAACATTGTTACTTGGTCGAGAAACTACGAATGCAACGGCAACAAGACTCGCAAGCAACGCTGGTGCGGCAGGAACAACCAACCAAGTAATTCTGCCTAACAACAGTGCCTACACATTCCAAGGCACTTGCATTGCTAACGTAACTGGTGGTGGTACTACATCAGGCTGGAAGTTTGAAGGCGTAATTAAGCGCGGCGCTAACGCTGCGTCCACAGCTTTGGTTGCGGCTGTGACTCCAACTGTTATTGCCCAAGATGTTGCCGCTGCTACTTGGGTTTTGGCAATTACTGCTGACACAACAAACGGCGGTATTGCTGTGACTGTCACCGGCGCAGCGGCGACCACAATCCGCTGGGTAGCAAAAATTGACACTACTGAGGTGACCTTCTAATGGCTCTGAAAATCTCCATCCAAAACAGTAACGTAGGCGTACCGTTTACGGAGGCTTACGCCCGTATCACCAACATCTTTGGCAACAAAGATCAGGTGCAGTACCAAGTCAGTGTCAGCGCCAATGCAGATGCCCGACAAGCAAACGCGCAGGAAGTGGCGTCACATGCCTTCTATTGCGCTACCCCGCAGGGCAACTTGATGGACGGCCTGTACGCTGATCTGAAGCTGCAAGCTGGTTTTGAGAATGCAGAAGACTGCTGATGGTCAAAGCACAAGCGCTAAAATTTGGGTTGAAAATACGCCAGAAACCGGCGAAAATTGACCTATGAGCGGCCCTTTTTTTGGCGGGAATTTTTTTGCCGGCGGCTTCTTTGCCGGCGTTGTGCAAGCAACTGAGCAACTTTTGATCAAGTTGCGGTCATTCACTGAACGTAGGAGATTTTAATGGCGATCAACCTCAAAGCAATCACGTCAGTGATGGGCTATCAGCAAATCACAAGTCTTAGCTCGGCAACTCGACTGACAGTCCCTCAACGTGACTTAAACGGCCTGGTAGGCACGCCCCGCATTGCTATCATCACCCCTGAAACGCAAGCTGTGCGCTGGCGCGATGACAATGTAGCCCCGACCTCGACGGTCGGAATGCCGCTGGCCGCTGGCGTCACTTTGCAGTACGATGGTGACCTGTCTCAGATTCAGTTCATTGAGCAAACTGCTGGGGCCAAGCTCAACATCACCTATTACTCTTGACGAGGTCATCATGCAAGTTTCCAATGACACCCCGGCGCTGAACTACGTTGAGTACTTCACCAAGCAGTTGCCTATTGACCTGGCTACGATGGCCGCGCTGCGTGACGAACTGGCCGTGCGCCAAGGCGCTTTGTCGGCTGCTCAAGACGCAATCAAAGACCGCGATGCGGCCAAGCGCGAGCTAGAAGCCGCTAAGGCAGAAGCTGCAAGCATCAAAGTTGACGCAAAAGCTGACCGTGATGCGGCTGCACAGGCGCTGGCCGAAGCCCAAGCAAATGCCAGCAAACTGAACGACGCCGCCTCGGCGGCATCAAACGATGCAATCGCACGGGAAAAAGCAGTGGCAGCGCGTGAAAAACAAGTTGCAACGGCTGAAGCTGCGTTGACCAAAGGTCAAGAACAACTGGCTCAACAGCAAGCCGCGTTGGTTGCTGACCGAGCCGCACTTGAGGCTCGCGTCAAAGCCTTCCAAGACAAAGTTGCCGCGCTCAGCGCGTAAGGACACGACATGCCCGCAGTATTGCTTTCAGCCTTTGGCGGCGTTGGTGCTCAGTTTTTTGACAACAGCGGCAATGTGCTGACTGGCGGCAAAATCTACACCTACGAGGCCGGCACAACTACGCCGTTGGCATCGTACACTTCGTCGTCTGGCAACACCGCCCACACCAACCCTATTGTGTTAAATGCTGCTGGTCGGGTGCCCAGCGGCGGCGAGATTTGGATTGCGTTGCAGTTGTACAAGTTTGTGCTTGAAACCAGCACCGGCGTTTTGATTGCCACTTACGACAATGTGGGCAGCAGCTTTAACGCCACCGCAATCATTGCAAACTTTACCGGTAACGGCTCCACTGTCGCATTCACGCTGGCAAGCGCTCCTGCGGGCGAGAACGCCACCAACGTGTACATCAACGGTGTGTACCAGCAAAAGAACACGTACAGCATTGCGGGCGCTGTGCTTACCTTTTCAGAAGCACCTCCGGTTACTTCAACAATTGAAGTCAACTACGTCTAAAAAACAATCATGGCTGACCTAAAAATTTCTGCACTGACTGGAGCAAGCACTCCTCTTGCTGGCACCGAGGTTCTGCCGATTGTTCAAAGCGGGTCAACGGTAAAAGTGTCTGTCGCAAACCTTACGGCTGGCCGCGCTGTTGCAACGGCTGGCGGGTCGTTTACGGACAACATCACCCAAGGCACCGCAGGCAAAGGCATCGACTTCACCGCCAACACGGGCGCGCCAGGGATGACGAGCGAGTTGCTGAACTGGTATGAGGAGGGGGCGTTTACGCCTACCGTCATTGGCTCAACTACAGCGGGCACTGCGTCATATGCGTCCCAAAAAGGCATTTACACAAGAATTGGCAATGTTGTGTATTTTTCTATTGCGTTGAACTGGAATTCTGGAACAGGTACTGGAAATCTGCGAATGTCTGGTTTGCCTTTTACAACTCGCAACGATTCAATACTATTTAACTCTGTAACAATAGGCGTGCAGTCTAATTTAACATTGACTGTTGGAACTTATCCAACAGCAATTACCATACCAAACACTAATCAGATAGCATTTTACGCAGGCGTTGTTGGCCCTGGCGGTGGAACTACAACGATTGCTTATGACGCCGAAGCCGAAATTGAGTGCAGTGGGTTTTATTTCATTTAAGGACAAAAAATGTCGCTGACCAAAGCAACATACTCGATGATCAGCTACGCGCCGATCAACGTCATGGACTATGGCGCGGTCGGTGACGGGCTTACTGACGACACTGCGGCCATCAATGCCGCGATTGCTGCGGCCCCCGCTGGCGGCTGGGTAATCCAGCTTGGCCCAGCGCATTTGATCTCATCTACGATTGAGGTCAACAAGCCAGTTCGCATCACAGGCCTGTCTAGAGAAAACACTACGGCGTCTAGGATTTTTAAAAAATCCACGATGACCACTTCTGCGATCAAGATCACAACTTCAAACGTTGCACTTGAAAATTTTGCGTTGACCGGGCAAGCCGGTAACACTGGCGATGGGATTTGGGTTTTTCAGCAATACGCCGTGTTGCAAAATTTAACTGTTAACTCAATCGGCGGTAACGGCATCGTTGTAGGCGACCCTACTGGATCGGTTAATACCAACATTTTTGGCTTTTATAACATAACTGTTATTGGAAGTACTTTTAACGGGTTTTATTTTGATTCGTTTACTACTAATGCTGGCGGCGGCACGTTGGTGAATTGTTTTAGCCACCTTAACTCTGCCGATGGTTTTAGATTTGATCGCTCGCAGTTAAACACCCTAGTGGGTTGCGTCGCCGAACAAAACACGGCTTATGGTCTTAGTTACGGCAACGGCGCCAGAGACATTTGGTGGTTTGCGGGCGACAGTGAAGCCAACGGATTTGGCGACTTCAACAAGGACGCCAACGCATTGCGCTGCAATGCTCTTAGCTCGTCTATCAACGACTGCATTGGCGCTAGGATTTACAACAGCGCAGCGCAAAGCATTCCAAATGCGGTTTCTACGGCGTTGACGTTCAATGCTGAATATTTTGACACTGATGGGATGCGCGACCCGCTGGGAGTGCGCCCCAATGCGCTGACGGCTACCACAAAAGGCAAATACATTGTTACGGCCAATGTTGGACTTAATGCAAACGCTACAGGCACTCGCTCAGTAGGTATAAAATTAAACGGTGCTACGTTTGTTGCACAACAGACTTGGGTTGGCTTTACCGGGGACAGCAATATCGTTAGCGTTACGGCCACAATAAGCATGAACGTAGGCGATTACGTTGAAGTTTTTGTCTATCAAAATTCAGGCGGCGCATTAGACACAACATTGTTTAATCAAGCCACCCCGGTGTTTTCGGCTATTCGCCAAAACTAGTCTTGACAAGCGCCTTCTTAGCGCATAATCTGAGAACTGTACTGGCCCGGTAGACCAGGGATTCACAAGAATCGAAAATGACTGAAGAAGTCCAACAAGCCTTAGCGGAAGTTGAATCCGCGCCAGCACCCGAGGCGACGGCCGCCCCGGAGAATGCACAAAACGCGCCGGAAGTAGCTGAGAATCAACCCGAGCAGACGCCCGAGGAGAAGAAATTCACCCAGGCTGAGATCGACGCGATGATCAGCAAGCGCCTTGCCAGAGAGCAGCGCAAATGGGAACGTGAGCAGCAGGCTAAAGCCACCCATCAGGTGGTGAAAACGGAAGTCCCGCCTATCGACCAGTTTGAGTCCCCTGATGCCTACGCGGAAGCGCTGGCCGTTAGAAAGGCCGAAGAACTGATCGCGCAGCGAGATTTCCAACGGCAGCAGGCTGAGATTAACGACGCTTACCACGACCGTGAGGAAGAGGCCAGGGCCAAGTACGACGACTTTGAACAAGTCGCCTACAACCCGCAGCTTCGAGTCACTGACGTGATGGCCGAGACAATCAAGGCGTCCGACATGGGGCCGGACCTAGCCTACTGGCTGGGAACCAACCCGAAGGAAGCTGATCGCATTTCCCGCTTGGCACCTCTTTTGCAGGCCCGAGAGATTGGGAAGATTGAGGCCAAACTTGGCTCCAATCCTCTTGTGAAACCAACTACGTCTGCGCCTACGCCTATTTCGCCTGTTACCGCACGCACCAGTGGAAGTTCGTCCTACGACACGACTGATCCTCGCTCAACGAAGACCATGACTGATTCGCAGTGGATTGAAGCTGAACGTGCCCGGCAGATGAAGAAGCTGCAAGCACAAATGAACCGCTAAAACTTTGAAAGGACCGCCGAAATGGCTAATAGCATTCTTACCATTGACATGATCACCCGGAAGGCTCTCGAAATCCTTGAGAACAAC